GATGAACCCCGACTGCAACCCGATTGAGCAGCAAGCGCGGCAAGACCGCCTAGACGCTGCCTACGAAGCCAGCGGCCGCGCTGATCTGCCTGACGGCCATCCGCTCAAGTCCACCTACACCGGCCTTCTCACCCAAACCCATGACGACGACAACGCCGACGCTTGAAGATCTACTGGCTGAGTGGTGGCGTGATAGCTACCCCCACGCTGCACCAATCAACAACCAAACCGCCAGCTTGATCGTGGCGTTTGCCGCATGGGTGCTGGCCCGCAAAGCACGCGGGGAGGCCCTGCTGTGATCAAAGCTGACCACTGGATTCGCGTCCGCGCTGACGCCGGCATGATCCAGCCGTTTGAACCGACCTTGATCCGGCAGATCGCTAGCCACAAGGTGCTCAGCTACGGCTGCAGCTCCTACGGCTACGACATCCGCCTGTCACCTGCTGATTTCCGCGTGTTTCAGCATGTGCCGGGCACGATCATGGACCCCAAGGCGTTCAACCCGGACAACCTGCGCAACGTCGAGCTGCAAAGCGATGAGCGCGGCCGCTACTTCGTGCTGCCGGCCCATAGCTACGGCTTGGGTGTCGCCTTAGAGAAGCTCTGCGTGCCGCCCAACGTCACGGTGATCTGCCTCGGCAAATCCACCTATGCCCGCATGGGTGTGATCGCCAACATGACCCCCGCCGAAGCTGGCTGGCGCGGTCACCTCACCCTGGAATTTTCCAACTCCTCCGGTGCGGACTGCCGCATCTACGCCAACGAGGGCATCTGTCAGCTGCTCTTCTTTGAAGGCGATCCCTGCTCGGTCAGCTACGAAGACCGCGCTGGCAAATACCAAGACCAAGAGCACACCGTGACCTTGGCCACGGTCTGAGCAAAAAGGTGGCAGGTGGGCGGTCCTCACGCGGTGCCGCCCTTACCGCAGCCTGCCTCTACGGTTCCGCCTAGCCCTCGAAAAAAGGTCTAGGCCCAAACACTAGCCATTTCTCCCCCACACTGCTGCCAATGGCTACGCCTGGCACTTCCGTCGATTGGATCATCCAGCACTCGCGCCGCTATCCCCTGCTCACGGCTGCCGAAGAGATCACCCTGGCCCGTCAGGTGCAGGCCTGGCTCGCCATCGGTGACCCTGATAAGCCGACCAAACAGCAGAAGGGCATCATCAACAAAGGGCGCCGCGCTCGTGATCGCTTCTTTCTCTCCAACATTCGCCTGGCCGTTAATGTGGCCGGCAAATACAAGAAGTACAGCGGCACGCTGACCCTTGAAGACCTAATTCAAGAGGGTCTGATTGGCTTGGATTCCGCCATCCTCAAGTTTGAGCCGGCGCTGGGCTACAAGTTCAGCACCTATTGCTACTGGTGGATTCGCCAAGGCATCACGCGAGCGATCAACCGCCACAGCCGGATCATCCACCTGCCGATGCAGGCCAATGATCAGCTGCGCAAAGCGATGGACTACATGCAGCTGCACCTGCGAGAGCATGGCAAGCTGCCGCCGCTGGCTGATGTAGCCAAGCATTGCGGGATCCAAAAGCAAACGCTGCTCGGCTACCTCAACCACAACGCAAGCGTCTTGAGCCTGGATCAGAAGATGCCAGGCGGGGAGAAGTACGGCGAGTTTATGGATGTGGTGGCTGATCCACGCAGCACCGATGGACAACTCGATGACTTGCAAGAGTTCAGTGATGCGCTGCATGAAGCCATCAACGATCTGACCCCCGAGCACCAGCACATCATCCGCAGCCGTTATTTCGGCACCACCCGCCTGCCGAAGCCTTACGAACAAATTGGTGCCGAGCTTAAGGTGAGCCGTCAGGCCACCCAGCAGATGCACAACCGAGCCATGACCACCCTCAGGCTCAAGCTTGGCGGTCTGCAAGGGCAAGAGTGCATTCAAGCTCTGCGATCCGCCGCGTAGCGCCTCGGATGATCAGGTCTTGATGTAAGGACAGCTGGCACAAGCGCAGCAGCATGGCCTTAGCCTGCGGCAGCGTGTAGCCATCAACGGCACGCCGTTGCTGTTCCAGCGTGAGCAGGTGCTCCGGTCCTGGCTGGGGCACCATCCACTCTCCCCACGCCATAACGGGAACCTAGAAGGTTGCGCTAAGTATTCCCGTGAGTGAACCTGTCATCAATCAGGTCACCACAAAGGATGGGATCAAGTGGCGGGTGTGTGGCCTTGGTTACTGCATTGAACATCAACAACGCTGGCAAGCTGAAGTGATGTTTGAGTGCATGATGGTGGCGAAAGGCTTAAGAAATGACAAGCCGGCAAGCTAGGTCGGATGTTCAACCTGCCCCCGTGGTCATGCCGGGGGCTTTTTCATGCCGCATCGAGCGGTTCTGGATCGTCTAGCTCACGGCTGAGCCAGAGGCGGGTTTGCTCCTCGTGATAGCTGAGGTAGGTGATGCCGTTGGCCATCGCCATCCACACCACAACGCCGGTGTCTTTGCGGTGGACCTTCCACAGGCCAGGTTGAATGCGCTGGCTGATGTTCACGTTCCTCATGGCTCGGCGATGATGCACCAGCCGGAACGCGGCCCTTCCACCAGCCACCGTGGCCCCCAGTTCGCCTTGCTGTAGGGCAGCCCTGAACCTTTGCTGTTGAGGTAGGTGCCGCGCACCACGTCCATCTCGCCAAAGGGATCGTTAACGATGACGTGACCTTTGGTGATGCCGATCACGGTGAGCCAATGGCCGCCGCCAGTGGGCTTGGCGCTGGTGCCGTGATGCAGGAATCCGCAGGGGATCGGCACTGAACGTGCGATCTGCTGCTGCAGGTCATCCCAACCGGCGTCTTGCTTGAAGCGAGCCTTGATGCCGTAGTGCGCTAACGCCTTGAGCTGTGCATTCACATCGGTGGTATCGCCAAAGCGCTGCACCGTCTTGAGGTATTGATCGTCGGCCGCTGCGCCCGTAATCACACCCGGCCGCAGGAAGGAGACGAGCATGGCGCAACTGCTGGAGAAGCACATCCGGTTGGCCTGGCCCGCCACCGTGGAATCGCGTTGGCTGTAGTAGGGCACCTTCAACGGTGTGTTGGGCTTCTGCTGTGCAGGCACGCCCAAACGCTGATCACCGCAGAACAGGGCCACCTCCGCAGCGCGTCGCCGCTCTAGCCCGGCCAGCACAGCTTCGCCGGCATGCACCCAGCGCGGCAGTTCTTCCCGCACGACAGTGCAGGGGTCTTCCCCAGCCAGCAGCCGCTTGCGCAGCGTGGAATCCTCTAAAGCACCAAGGCCGAGGTTGTAGGCAAAGCTGATGATGGCCCCGACCTGATTGGGCTTCCATTGCTTGGCCAGCGGCAGCAGGTGCAGCACGCCAGGGCCGAAGAGGTTCTCTACCTCGTTTTGCAGCAGCTCATCCGCTAGGGCCTGACTGATCTTGTCGCCCATGCGCACCGGCGTATCCATCAGCCGTGTGGTGCCCCAACCGATGGTGGGCACACCAGCTGGGCAGCGGTAGGCCTCCAGCTTGCAACCTTCAAACTCGCGGATGATCTTCAGAGCGGGTGCCAGCCAGCTCGGCGGCAGCGGTTGCTTGACTGCCGGATCAGCGCGATACAGCTCCGCGAACTGCTTGAGCGTGTCAGCGTCTAGGTGTTCCTGCAGCCAATCCCAAGCGGCAAGTTGATGAGGCAGCTGCTTGAAGTGCTTGGCCGCATCGCGCAGCTGAATGATGCTCATATCTTGGTCTCCAGCACGGCGAGCCGCTGTTCAATCGCATTCAGGCGGGGGTATAGCTCTTGCCGGTCTTCCTTGATCTCTGTGCGCAGCAGGCTGACTTCACCAGCAATGTGCTCCACAGCGGCGGTCAGGCGGATCACAGCCTTTGAGGCTTCCTCGTCTTTGCGCATAAAGGAACCAACGCCGCCTGCCCCAATGGCAAGGACAGCACCTGCCAAAGCAGCGACGATTTCGACCATGGCTCAGCGGCGCTTGCGCTTGTTGTTTTGCTCAACCTGAGCAGCGGCTGCGATACCCCGAAGGGCCGCGAGCACCAGCTGCACCCAACCGTTGGCCTTGACGCCAGGGATGTAGCTGAGCAGCTCGGAGCCAGCCAGTAAGGCAATGGCTAGGCCCGCAAGTTCCTCTGGCG